AACGATGCTTACGCCAGCATTGACTGTATTGTTATGTGTAGCGTGTATACCGCCCTTCCAGCGATGTTTAACCACTACTTCCTCAGTAGGCCAGCAAGACCAACATGGATGCCATGCAGGGAAATGGTCTTTCAGGGAAAACCCCTTAACTTGCTCATACTGTGGAGCATTGGCGGCTAGGCGGTTCTCAAACCTAGCGTCATGGTTGCCAAGTGTCCACACTAGGTTTACATTGTGTCTTGCTTTCTTAGCGGCTTCCTCTATCTCGCCCATTGCCAGTTCACAGGCTTTCAACTCTTGTATTACCGATGGCGTTGAATCCCATCCAATACGAGGATAACGAGAGATACTAGCGCCATCAAATATGTCTCCATTGGCAATCACAGCCTTGGGCTGAAACTCCTTAATCGCCCAAAGAAGACCCTTGTACGCTGTTGTATGGATGCTAGGCCAGAAGTGAGCATCACTAAACACCAAAACAATGCCATTTTCAATCCCCAATTCTTTACGGACTGGATTGTCTTTAACATTTTGATGCGTACTATTTTTGGATTTTAGTTGCGCACCATACCTAGCCTCTAAGTTGTTTTTGCGCCTAATAATATTACGCAAATCCATGCCAACAGCTTTTGCCAATGCACTAGCAGATTCATGCGTCTTCCAAAGTTCAATAAACTCTTGATCGCTGTAAACAGGTTTTCCTGACATGACAACTCCATTGAAGTTGCCTGAAAATAAACTAAATCAATGACAACAGCGTGAATCTTAACGTGATTTGTTCAAAGTTTCATAAACAGTATTGTAAGCCTCTATGCAAGCATTCAATTGTCTGATGGCTTTGTCTCCATCGTCTGTGATGGCGACAAGAGATTTAGCAGTCTCTCGGTCAAATTCGGCTGTTGCTTGAACGCTATCTCCGCTGGCAACGGGGGCATCTGAGGCGGTGTGTACGGGGCAGACGGGGGCTTGGACAGGAATCCGCAACTTGAGAGTACCAGCGGCAATATCAGAATTGCGCTTTTGTTGAACAAGTTTTGCATCTTGATTTGCCTTTTGAAGTTTTAAAGATTGGTTCTGAATAGCAGTTACAAGGATTTGCTCCTTTTCCCTTGCTTGAGCATTAAGTGAAGCAATCTCAAGTTGTTGACGAGCAATCTCATCATTTGACCCCTTGAGATAACCAGTACCAAATGAACTACCTATCGCCAGCAGGATGCCCAACAGCACCCAAGGATTAAACAAACTCATGGCTTTGGGGGTTCATCGTTGTCAATGGCTTCAGCCTTGGCACTCGCACTAGCTATCGCCTTGACTCCAGACCTACCAGCTACACCACCCAAAACACCAGTGATGAACACCATGATGGTGCTAATCTGCTGTGTGTACACCTTGTCAATCGCCGCCATACTGCCGTTCATTGGCTGTTGTACAAACGAAACAGAGTACAGAAACATACCCATAGAAGCCAACAGAATGCTCACCAAGACCACGATAACGAATGCCCATACTCTGACCTCGATCTCATCAGCAGTCAGGCGACTGTTCGGTTTATATCCAATAGTAGGCATCATTTCTTCTCCTGTTCGGGTTTAACTAACATCTCAGGGCAAGTACCAGAAGCGGTACAGATTGGGGGTTTGCATTCAGCATTAGCCCAATTGTTTGGGTCTTGGCAAGGATAGCGGTAGCGGTCATCACAACCCATCAGCAGAACCAATAGGATAGATAAGCCCCAAATACAGTAAATATTCATTTCTCTTTCTCTCTTTCCTTTTGTTCAACTTGTCTTCTGAGTTTGTCGACCTTCTCTACTTGCTGTTTTGCTTCATGCTTAGTTTGCAGTACATCTATGTACATCATGCCCAAAATAGGCAACAGCAATATGACAAGTACACAAGCGGCAATCCATCCCACTACGTTCTCCCAATCTTGCTTACCAGACCTATCATCAGCCATAGGTATAGGAGGAACAGGAAAGTTACCAACAGGTACGCTTGTTTTTCTGCTAGAAGTCGCTCCCTTTCCTTTCGTAGCCATGATTCTGCATCCCGCTTTTTCCTTGCTTTTTCTTGCTCTGCCGCAATGATGTCTCTCATGCTAAACACTTCTGAATACAAAGCGCCCATCTCAGGGGGGGATTGGTAAACCATGCACTCTCGTATCTGAACTACCAACCTCTCCATCTCTTGTTGCGCTAAAACCCTGTTTAGGGCTTCTTCCATCAAGTTCACATCATCAGCAAAAACTACAGTCCTAGCCTTCTCCTCTGAATCCCTGATATGCGCTTCTAACTGTTCCTGTAACTTGAAAAACTCGGTTAGGTTCTTAACGATGTCAGCTTTGACTTGAGTTTCGTCAACAGCAACGTACTCAGACTTTTTAGCTTTAGCCACAGACTTTGTAGCTTGAGGCTTGGGACTACCGCCAAATAGTTTACGCAATGAACCCCAAAATCCTTTGACTTCCTTACCAATGGCGACAACTTCATTAGCAGTGTTCCTGATTTCAACAAAAGACTCTTTAGCTTGCTTATAGAGATCACAGCCAGCTTGGATGTTTTTAACCAAGCCAGCCGCAAGAAGACAAATAGAGATTGGGTCAATTTTGAGTCCTTAGCGCATTTGCAATTGAGGATTTATGCCAGACATACGACTTGGTTTTGGAGATGCACCTAAGAAGTCGAGAATCTGGTTTTGATCTTCATTGGTCAATCCATTACCAGATGGCTGTTGAAGCAAATCAGGCGGCATTTGGAATTGCTGATCTTGAGCAGGTTGCTGAGTTTCTTGCTGTAAATCAGGTGGAATTTGAAATTGATCTTGAGTTGTTTGAGGTTGCTCAATAGCATTTTGTTCAACAGTAAGCGCTTGTTGAGGAGAAACCAATCTACTCAATGCACTAAATCCAGTAGAACCTTCTTGCAAAGCTGTAGGAACATTTGTCAATGCTTCTAATGTTTTTGCAGAAGAACCAGTCAAAGCTCCTTGACGTAAAAAATTAGCGCCTTCTGGGGTAAGAAGAACACGCATCAACTGTTCATCAGTAAATCCTTGTTTACGCAATAATTCATTCATTGCGGTCAAAGTAACATCAACTCCTTTAGAGAATTGATACCCTAAACCAGCGCCAGCACCAGCAGATATACCACGTTGCAACTGACTATCAACCAATGCCTGATCTGCTTGGCTAGGTTGAGAAACTTTCATGCGTCTTGTAAAGACTAAGGCATCATTCATTCTTTGGTCAAACTCTTTTGCATTTACCCCAAGAGCAGTAACCAAAGAAGCCTTCTCATTGTCGCCAAGAGTTTTCCAGTTTGTAGCAAGTTTTTCTAAGTCTGTTGTAAAAATTCCAGAATCGTTTTTACCTTGCGCTGATTTAACAAAATCTTGAAATATATTCTTGTCCAAAAAATTCAATGCTTCTTGATCTGTAGTGCCAACATAAGAACGAACTTTTGCTCGTTGGTACTCGTTCAATCCTTTGTAATTTGAATACAAATCTTCATATGAAATTTCAGACAAAGATTTGTCTTTTAAAAAAGATGGAATTCCTTGTGCAATTGATTCATTGTAAGAATCGGATGCTTTTCTTACTTGCTCACGAGCTTGTATTAATAAACCTGTTGCGGCTTTATCATCAGGAGTTTTTGCAATGCGTCTAGCAAGTTGCAAATCATCCTTTAAGCCGCCAAAGATTTTTGCAGAGATACGAATCTCATCACTAATTGCCAAATCTTTTACAAGAGAATCGCCTTGTGTGGCTTTACGACCAAACTCGCTCAAAATAGACTGTGTTTCATCTACAGTAAGTTTTCTTGGTGAACCAGCTTCATTCAGCATTCTTGACTTTAAATCAATTAAAAAAGCTACTGCTCTCTCTGAGTTTGGAGTTATTTTTTTAGAGTAGTCTGAAATTAATCCATCTATTTCAGAAATGGTTTTGTTTGGGTCAACAATTCCTCTATCACCGCCATAAGCTTTTGCTTGCTCAAAAACACGATTTCCAGACTCAGATCTCTGTTGACGCAATCCATCAATCTCTCTTTGAACACGAGTTGCAACAGCCTCAGTAGCTTCTTGTTTACTACTAACACGAGTTGTAGGAGTCATTCCTTTTGTTGCTAAGTCAGATGCGGCTTTGTCAAACTTTGCAAATAACTCTGCATATTCAGGATTAGTGCGTAACTTTTGAATAGCGGCAGAAACAATTGGACTATCTGAGCCTTGTCCACGCAACATGAATTGTCTAAAAACATT